AGAAAGACATCTTATATAATTGGGCGGCTTGTTTTGCAAGAACTATTTGTCCCTTCTCCACCTTCTTAGCAAATGGATCAGCACCATGTGGAACCAGCGAGTTCTCATAATACATCATAATCTGATTAACCTTCTTAGAAATAAGTTTGCCCTTTTTATCATAAGTACCCAACTTTGCCATGAAGTCACTGTTCTCCATATCGGGATGGGATTTATTCCAAGCATATTGAACAGTTACGGATGAGGAATGTAAAGCAGGGGGATTCATCATAATTAACCTAGATATTCGGGGATTAGATTTACCATCAATCATTAATACCCCATTAATACCCGCAGGAACCTTTACCCCATCTGTAGTAGTGTAGGCATTCTGCCAATATACTTCCTTAATTACTCCCTGGATATTTCCCGTAGCTGCTTCATGATCAATCATCACGGAAGCCCCAACCAAAAGGTGCATAGATGCCTTCAGAACTGATTCATCCGTGAAATCGATAGCCATGGATTTTGGATTTATAACTACTGCTGATAATAGTCTGTATACAGGGTATATAAATTCCGATTCAATTGGGTTAAGGTCATCGGCTGTTACTTCTGGGTAGTAAGTGGCATAGTTAGGGGTAGAATAATCAAATAACCCAAAACTTGATAATTGGGCTTTGGTTTCTTCTTGCATAATACGGTTAACCGCATCCATACTTAACTTCTCAGGAAGATGGCTTCTTATTAAAGATTTATCTCCGCAAAGGGTAATTAACTCTATATTAGTCATCGTTATCTGAATTTGATGATTGGTCTTTTCTTTTTGGTTGTGGTTTGTTCTTTTCTCTTACCCTCCGGTCTGAAGCATCCTTCCCTTCTTCCCTAGCTTTTTCTTGAGCCTGTTTGGCAAGCATCCCATCAGGATCAATAGGAGCACGAGGCTCAGGTTGATCTGGGCTTTCATACCCAAGATTTTCAGCATATCCTTGCATACCAATAATCCCATCAGCATATAGAACCCTAGAATTTCTGATCTTAATTTCAGTTGCCTGTTGCATCTTAAGATCATCGGTAATGGTACTAGGATTAAACTCTACAGTAAGATTTTTAAAATTATAACCCTTTAACCTTAAATGTAGTGAATACCCAAACTCTAAATTTGCCTTAACTAAAGATTGAATATTCCTTAGTTGAGATAACATCTTAGTAAAAATGATTGTGATATTGGTCTCCGCCCCCCCCTGAGAACCCAAGAATGAATTAGAATATTTTAACCCATTAGCAACAAGATTTTGAATGATCCCAAATACTTCCCCAAGTCCAGATACATTTTGGGTAGTTGAGTGGAATTCATATTCATGATCCTCCTTATACCCTACCAATAATCCGTCCTTAGTACCAGAAGCCATATTATTTTTGGATTCTGTTAAAAGTTGAGTTAATCTGGCTTTATATTTATCGTCAGTTTCATTTTTAGCTTGGATGGGTTTTTCAAGAAGTAATTCAATAAAGCCCATTACCCCCAGTTGTTTAACTATATAGGCAATGTTTTTTACCATATCCTTTTGAATACCTAGATCCTCTAGAGCTGATACTAAAGGGGGAACTCCATAGGGATCTTCGGTATCCCCCCCGAGGGCATAATATTTATAGGTATTAGAGTTTAATTTAATAAGGTTAAGGGGATCGGTACTAAAAGTACTTATAGATTGATATTTCAATAACTGGTGGGGTTCAAATCTACCCGTAGCCCTGTTTACTTTAAATCTTATGCGTTCTGGATTAATTAAAGCCACATAATCAATTCCACTAAGATCTACCTTAGGAACCCATTCATTAGAAATAGCCCCACCTATAAATAATTGGGAAAGGGTTTTATTAATGATAGAGTCTATTCCTGCACCCCCGTCTAACCAAAGTTTGGCATCATCCAATAAAACTTGCCTCATCTCATTTACTAACTCAGGTTTGGTTTTATTATCAAAAAATACAGTATGACCTGTATTGCTTAATTGAACCAGGTCAGAAATTGCTAAACTTAGGTTTTGGATAAAAGGAGCGGCATTTCTTACAGTCTCAACATAATCCACATATTTTTGTGGGGTAAGATAAGAATAAGCGTCATTAAAATCCACATAGGCATTAGGAAGATCTACCTTACTAACCCTCCCACCTGGCACTGCCACTGTGGGAGATTTAACTGGTTCTGGAGGATTTACCTTTTGGGATGACCTTTCAAAATTTATATTCCAAGGGCCTATTTTCATATTATTGTGGGGCTACTACAACCGCAGAGAACCTTCCTCCACGTATGTAATTTGTAATTGACTCGGCTAAGATAGCATCATCTGTATATGGGGAATCTTCCATTGCATCATCTTCTTGGGTTCCTCTTCTTTTTTCTTTACCCATAGCAATTGGCTTATTCCTTTCATCATATATAAAAGTATAGGCCTCGTTTACAAAAAAAGGATTTTTAATGTTGCAATCGTTGTTACGGATATCCTCTTCTAATTTATCAATAATCAGAGGACGATTTTTGGTAGTGGTTAACCACCCTGGAAATTTCTCAACTTTAGGTCTAGATTCCCCTTTTTCTTTAAGTACTTGGGTAGTGTAATAAAGATTGGGATATCCATCCTCTTGGCACTTTAAAACTGTTGCTAAGCCAATGTCATTTCCTTCGGGGGCTAATAAGGCATTATTATAATCATGTCCATAACCCATAATTAAATCAGCAAATCGATCGGGAGGTATTTTTCCTTTGAAACAAACCTTTTCATCCCCATTTCTATCCATTATACTAAAGGCAGAATAATCTCGTGATCTACCCGAAGCAACGTCCGCTCCAAGAAAATAATGTTGGCCCCTTTTAGGTCTTTCAAATATAAGAAGATTACCATTAAGTTTACGTTCCGGGCTATAGGCTGTGATAGATTCTTCTATATCCCTAATATCTACAAGATCAAATACTGAATCTCCAGAGGATAAAAAGTCACCATCAATTTCTTGGGCAGTCCTTTTTGGTCCCAATACCTGACGCATTGAGTTATACCAATTAGAGTCCCGTTCTGGGTGCATATCCCATTTTAAACGGATGGCATTAAAATTATTTCCTCCCGCAATGGCATCTACCCAAGTTGAGTGAAACCAATTTCCTACTCCGAATGGTGTACTGTTTAAGATAGCGGCACCCCCTGTGGATAAAGACGGAAAAGCGGACGCCCAGATTTGATTTGCCCACCTTACGATAGCAGCCTCGTCTATCACCAGCAGAGAAGTCGCTTCTGAACGTCCAGCATCTTCCGTGGTCGGTACTGAAGTTATTAAAGAACCATTACTGAATTCCATTTCAGTAGCAGTCCCAAATTCTCCAGTTCTTCCATTAATAATCGGGGTTTGAAGAACTCGGGGTAAATTTTTATAAATATACCGTATCCTACCCAATACCCTTTTAGCAACCCTGTCCTTAATTGAAATGATTACTATATTCTTGTTGGGGTGAAATAGGGCTAACCATAAAACAAATAAGGCAATTAATTCAGTTAACCCTGCCTGACGAAATTTGAGAACTATATTAAACCTCTTTGTTAGAAAATACCATAATACCCTGATCTGGTAAGGATATAATTCAAATTTAACCCTTCCCCTAACTGGGTGTCTTACCCAGGCAAGTGAAGCGAAATAGAATACATCTACAGATGCCTTTTGAAGTAATCTGAATTCCTCAGCTGATATATGTTGTGGTATTTCTAATTTGGCCATTCCCAGAGTCTAACCCCAATTTTAGCATTTATCCCAATAGTAGGGTATTTACTAATAGTAAGTTTAGGTTCTACAGCCAACTTTATTCTAGAAAAGGATACTCCCCCCTCAACTGATAGGAAAGGGTAAAAGGTAGGGTAATCAATAACATCTGACCCTAGATATCCAAATACTGAGAATTTCCATTTAGAAACTTTAGGTACTCCCCATTTTTGTGATAGGGTTACAGTTGACATATTGGTACCATCAAACCGGTATTTATATTCAAACTGATTGAGAGGGAATACCTTTTTATATAATTGAGCCTGGATATTTAATAAGGTGAGGGATATTGAGTCCATCTGTAAATCCAGGTTTACTAACTTAGGAGCAGTAGGAAAACTGGTGAGGAATTTGGATTTTATATATAGAGTTTCTTTACCGTTTTCCTTATTTACTAAGGTGATGAGAGAATCAACCATACTCACTAATCTCATACTGTCATCATATGAAATGTACCTGTACTCAGTAATAGGGGGAATGATTATCTTGTAAGGTATGGGTTTCTCAATATATTTAGGAACTTTAACCACTACAGGAAAGTATACAGGTAAGCCTATAACAGGTTTTTTGGGTTTCCATAGTAAATAGCCTGAACCTATACCCCCTAAGAATCCTAAAATTAAGATTACTAGGCCAATTATTATCATATTTCTTATACTCATAATTACCTCCTATTTATACCTTTATTACGCCACCCCAACTGCAGGGTAAATATATATACTTAAGTATATATTTACACCTGCTGGACGGCGCAAATATATAGCAAAATTCGGTACAAAATTAACTAACATTTTTCAAAGCTTTAACAAGGCATCTTTTCATCCAAATCGGTATCTCCATGGGTGGACACTTGGTAACGGATACGCGGCCTTTATTGATCCAATACCCTAGTTTATCCTCTTCAATCACTATCTGAAAGGTATCAGGTACCCCCTGTATACGGGCCAATTCTCTTGGGGTCATCATCAAACCCTGTTCATTGTATTGACGGTTGGCCTTTCGGGCAGTGTTTGGATAGCCAGAGTCAAGATTACGGTAAACTCCAGGAGCTGTAGAGAAGTTCCTCCCCTCTACTTGCCACCTGGTCCAATTTGTTTCAAGCCATTTATCCCTAATCACTTTGGCAGTGGTTTTATATCCGGCATGTAAGGTTAGTTCGGAATCAATATCTTCACGTACATGGCCATTTTCACCATATACAAGGCCTTTGGTTAATTCCCCACAGGTATTATGATAACCAATCGGAAAAATATGGGCAAAATCATCCATTTCAAATCCAAAATTCCGTTTTACCCCTACAA